CATTAAAGGGACGTGTTGGTCAAGTTTTAGTGTCTCACGATAAAGTAATTGGTACAGAAGATAAGGTATATAATTGTGATTACACAGATATGTGGGGCACTATGCTATTCCGAAAGAATATGATAAGATACATAGATACAACACTAGATCATCCAGGAAAACAATTAAAGGAATGGATATCTAGGGGTTCTAATATTAAGGCGGTAAGACCAGGCGGACAATATATGGATATTGGAACGCTAAGAGGACTTAAACAATTATACAAGGAGATGGAATGAAATTACGACCAGTGTTTGAAGATGTGTCAAATTTTAACTGTAGTGATCTATATTTAAAATCAGTGGGTGCACCAGCTGGTAATAAGATTTGGTCAGCATGCCATGAAATTGCACACATGCTAATTGAAAAGAATATCTCATATGGGAACTCAGCCCTTGAACCTGCAAGAATATTTTCAACGGCGGATTCAACAGAACAATTAAAGGTTCGTATTGATGATAAACTAAATAGAGTTAAGAATAACCAAGGATACGCTGGAGATAATGATATTGATGATTTAATTGGATATTTAATGCTATATAAAATAGCGAAACTAGGTTGATTTTTTAGTCGACTAGGAGTATACTCTAATATATGTCTGATATTGAATTAACCCATCATTTTGACCGCATGAACACTGTTGTGTCAGAATTGCTTAAAGGGAACAATCCTACTCAAATTGCCGCCATCACAGGCTTTAAGAGAGCCGAAGTAGTTGAGTTGGTAGATGAGTGGAAAACTGTTGCCCACAACGACACAGCGGCCCGTGAAAGGGCTAAAGAGGCTATCTCTGGAGCAGACCGTCACTATGCAATGCTTATTAAAGAAGCGTGGAAGACCGTAGAAGATGCTGACACTCAGGGACAATTAAATGTTAAAGCCACCGCCCTAAAGCTCATTGCAGATATTGAAGGAAAAAGAATTGGCATGTTACAAGAAGTCGGACTGCTTGATAATGCAGAGCTGGCAACACAGATTGCAGACACTGAAAGAAAGCAAGACATACTTGTAAAAATATTAAAAGAAGTTACGGCTACTTGCCCTAAGTGTAAAATGGAGGTTGCAAAACGTCTTTCTCAAATAACTGGAATAGTTGAGCCCGTCATAATTGATGCGGAGGTTACCAGTGGATCTTAATTTTGATGATCTAATTGACATACTAGATGGTGAAGAGTTTGATGAACGTCCAGTAGACTTAAGAACATTTGTCACAAGCCCCGATTATTTAGGGCTACCACCCCTATCAGAGTATCAGTATACCTTAATTGAAAAAAGTTCTCAGGTGTACAAAGAGTCTACTCTTATCAAGTTATTTGGTGAAGAAGAAGGCTCAAGAATGTTTAAGCAAACTGCTAATGAAGTCGTTGCTCAATTAGGCAAAGGGTCTGGCAAAGATTACTGCTCTACAATATCAGTAGCCTATATAGTATATTTACTATTATGCTTAAAGGATCCAGCAAATTATTATGGCAAGCCCCCAGGTGACTCAATTGATATTATTAATATTGCTATTAACGCACAGCAGGCAAACAATGTTTTCTTTAAAGGATTCAGAACTAGAGTAGATAAGTGCCCTTGGTTTGTTGGCAAGTACAGCGAAAAGGCTTCAGAAATAAAGTTTAATAAAAACATTACAGTACACTCAGGTCACTCAGAACGAGAGGCTTGGGAAGGATACAACGTAATAGTAGTTATCCTAGACGAAATATCTGGCTTTAGCGTAGAGAATACAACTGGTCATGAGCAAGCTAAAACAGGAAGTTTGATTTATGAAATGTACAGGGCCTCAGTAGACTCTCGTTTTCCAGATTATGGGAAGGTAATTCTTCTTTCATTCCCAAGATACAAGAATGATTATATTCAACAGAGGTACGACGACATAGTTGCAGAAAAAGAAACTGTAATTAGAACCCATCATTTTAAATTAGACGACCTACTCCCAGACGGAACAGAGGGAAACGAGTTTGATATAGATTGGGAAGAAGATCACATCCTGTCTTATAAGTATCCAAGAATGTATGCCCTGCGTAGACCAACATGGGATATTAACCCAACAAGAAAGATTGACGATTTTAAAGTAGCATTTTACAAGAACGCTCCAGACGCTCTAGGAAGATTTGCCTGCATGCCATCAGAAGCAATTGATGCATTCTTTAAGTCAAGAGAAAAGATTGAAAACGCATTTAGCAACATGGCTTTGGCTGTAGACAACTTCGGAAGATTCGAAGATTGGTTTGCTCCAGACCCAGATAAAGAATATTTTATACACGTAGACTTAGCGCAAAAACACGATCATTGTGCAGTATCAATGGCACATGTTCAAAAATGGGTAAACGTAAAAGTAACCGACACCTATTCTCAGCCTGCACCAATTGTTGAAGTTGACGTAGTTAGATTCTGGACTCCGACAAAAGACAAGTCAGTAGACTTTACGGAAGTAAAAGATTATATATTATCATTAAGAACTAAAGGATTTAAGATACGTGTGTGTACGTTTGACAGATGGAACTCTCACGATATGATGCAGCAACTAAAACAATACGGCATTGATACTCAAACTTTGTCGGTTGCCAAGAAGCATTATGATGATATGGCAATGGTTGTTGCAGAAGATAGACTGACTGGTCCAAGAATTCAATTACTGGTAGATGAACTCTTGCAATTAAAGATTATGCGAGACAGAGTAGACCACCCAAGAAAGGGATCCAAAGACTTGGCGGACGCAGTATGTGGATCTGTATACAATGCTATTAAGATGAGCAGGCCTACTAATAACGAAGAGATAGATATTCATACCTACAGTTCTTTAAAGTGGGATAGAGAAGAAGAAGACACAATTGTTACAAACATGATAAGAGCACCGAGAATGCCTCAAAACTTATCAAATGCACTAGAAGGAATGGAAATAATATGAGCGTATATCAAGATCAGGCTAAGGAATGCAAGTGTTGTGGAAAACACGTTCCTCTGCCGACTACATTAAAAGAATATCAAGGAGTAATCCTTTGCCCAACAAGCTTTGCCAATGTTATAGAGTATAAAAGAATTTGGAAATCTATTGGCAACAGGCCTACTGGAAGTATAAGAAAACACTTTTCTGATTATGTTCAGCAAGTAGTGGAGTCCACTATTGACAAAAATGAAGACGGAACGTTATAATAAAACTAGGCAACAATAGCTTAGTTGGTTAAAGCCCCGAACTCATAATTCGGTAATCGTAGGTTCAAGTCCTACTTGTTGCACATAGGAGGCAATATGTCAGAAGAAGAAGATCAGCAAGACGCAGATAAATTGGCCTATTATTTAGAAATAGGTGCCGTTAGTTTAGAAGGTATGGATGAAAACGGAGAAATGATTTATTCAATAAGCGACGATGCTAAAACTTTAGCTCCAGAATTATGGCAATCTCATACAGAGTATGTGGATAGGTCTTTAATGGAATTGTACGAGCAGGGTTTGGTTGAAGTAGAATATGATGAGAACCTTGAAGCCACCCTTCATATTACTCCAGAAGGACAGAGGATTGCTAAAGAAAAAGGATTAATTGAAATGGATATTAATAGAGATATTCCAAACGACTAGAATATGATATAATTATATCAGGATGCCCAATGGGGTCCTATAAATTAACTTATTCGCTTGAAGGAGGAATAAAATGGTACAAACATACACATGGGATCTTTTTAAAGATCCATTTTTTATTGGTTGGGATCGCCAGTTTAAAGATCTCGAAAAGGTAATGCATAATTCAACATCATATCCACCATACAATTTATTGCAGGTTGGGGAAGATAGCTATATGATTGAGTTAGCTTTAGCTGGTTTCAAGAAAGATGAAATTTCTGTGGAACAGGAAAAAAATGTGCTCACGATTAAGGGCTCATCAAAAGAAGAAGAAGAATCGGTTACATACCTGCACAAGGGCATCGGAGCAAGATCGTTTACAAGAACATTCTCCTTGTCTGAATACATGGAGGTTGGTGCCGTAATGATGTCTGATGGAATTCTAAAGGTGTTTATCGTAAGAAATGTCCCACTAGAAGCAAAGCCTAAGACATTTGAAATTGAAGACTCATTTACACCACCTGAGTACGTATTAAACAACGATGTAAAGAGAAAGAAAAAATAGTATAATAGAGATCTGCACCCCGTCACTGGGGAGTCGCAGACTATTCGGGTCGCTACCCGAAGGATGGACCTGAGCACGTCCAGAAACTGCTCATTAAAATTTAAGGAGAGTTATGTTTGAATACAGAGTTAAGCAGGTAACAAAGATAGTGGACGGAGATACTATTGATGTTGATATT